TCAGGGGCAATCGTCCGCTATCGGGAATGGTACGGAGCGTCAGGGGTTAACAAAGGCCTCGGCTCCACAGCCGATGTTGTTGCCAAAGAAATCCTTAAGCAAGAAGCCGGTGAGCGTATTCGATACGCTGTGGCCGACCCTGCTATTTTTATCCGTAACGGCGGGCCTTCTATTGCTGAAAGCATGGCGAGGTGTCGCTGGCGCCGGGCGGACAACAAACGCCTCGCCGGATGGGAAGCCTTGAGGCAGCGGATTGTGGGTGAGCAAGTATTGCAGGAAGTTGAAGGTCAGGAGAAACTAGTCAATATTCCGATGCTCTATGCTGCCCACGAGTGCGAGGACTTCTGGCGCACAATGTCTACCCTCCAGCACGATGAAAAGAACCCTGAAGACCTCGATACTGATGGCGAAGACCACATCGCCGATGAAGTCCGTTATGCCGCAATGTCCCGTCCTTGGAAACCCAAACCACTCCTACCCCCAAGAGGCTTGTCTCTCCCGAAGCTACCTGGCGAGTTGACTTTCAACAACCTTGTAGAACGGAATAAGAAGCTTCGAATCGAAAGGGAACTTCACGATGGCTACTGATACAAATACCGATCCGACGCTGTCGGCAGAGAAGGCCGAAGGGCTTTATAAAGCTTGGAATTCGGCTATTCAAGACGCTCTGGAGAGGGAGAAGGGCTTTCGGAAATCTGGGCAGAAGTGTGTCAATCTCTATGAGGCAAAAGAGCCTGAGAACACTCCTTACTCGATACTTTATTCGAACGTGGAGGTTCTCGGCCCAGCGGTTTACAACCAAGTCCCTATTCCGATTGTTCAACGGAGGTACAAGGACGCTGACCCTCTCGGGAAGGCTGTGTCTGACGTAGGGACGCGGACACTGAAGTATCTCCTCGAAGCTGAATCTGCCAACTACGATAACTTCGACGCGAATATGCAGGCAGCAGTTCTCGATGGGCTGATTACCAACCGAGGTCTGACTCGGTTCAAGTATGTCCCTGCCAGCGATCGTGGGCCAGAATGCGTCTATGGGGAAACCGTCCGCTGGGATAAGTTCATCCACGGCTATGCAAGAACTTGGAAGAAAGTCCCCTGGATCAGCTTCGAATGGGACATGACGCCAGATGAGGTTCGCCAGAACTTTGAAGGAGTGCCGCTGGACTTCTCCAACCTCGCGGATATGGAAGATGAGCCGAATGTATCCGAGTCGAAGCAGCAGCTTAAAGGTGTGAAGCTAATCAAAGTCTGGGAAGTCTGGGATAAGCGTACTCGGAAGGTAATGTTCTTCTCGGCTTGCAATACCAAAGGCCCATTGAAGGTTGTAGACGATCCTCTAAACCTCCGAGGCTTTCTCCCTGTCCCTCAGCCACTGAACTTCATGCGGAAGGTGACTACGCTGACGCCCACCCCGCTTTACGAGCACTATCGTCAGCAGGCTTCAGAACTGAACGAGATCACCAATCGGTTGAAGGCGATCATCAAAGCCATCAAATACCGAGGGGCCTACAACTCCGCTGTCGAGGGCATTGAGAAGATGCTCAGCGCGGAGGACAACGAACTGGTTCCAGTCGAGAATGTCCAGTCCATGCCAGACGGGACTTCAATGGATAAACTCCTCTGGATTGTTCCGGTGCAAGATCTTGCCACCACAGCCCAGACGCTTTACCAGCAGCGGGAACAGGTGAAGCAGGTTATCTACGAGATCACGGGGATCAGCGATATTCTCCGAGGGTCGTCGACAGCTTCCGAAACTGCCACTGCCCAGAATATCAAAAACCAGTGGGGCACTCTGCGACTGAAGAAGATGCAGAAGGAAGTTCAACGCTATTGCCGTGATGCTCTTTCAATCATGCTGGAAATTGCCGGGGGAAAGTTTGTGCAGAAGACACTGCAGCAAATGACTGGAGCGGCATATCTGACCAAAGAGCAGAAGATGCAGTTGACGCAGGGTATCCAGCAGCAGCAAATGATGGCGCAGCAACAAGCGGCCCGCCAGCCTCAGGGACAGCCTGCCCAACAACCACAACCTCCTCAGATTCCTCCCGAAATCCAGCAGGCTCTCAAGGAACCAACTTGGGAAGATATCATGGGGTTGCTGCAAAATGATATTCTGCTCAACTACAAGACCGATGTGGAGACGAACTCAACGATTGATGCAGAGGCTTCGCAGGACAAGCAAGACATTTCCGAGCTGCTCAATGCATTGTCGCAGTTCCTCAATGGGCTGGCTCCCTTGGTGCAGCAGGGAACGCTTTCGATCGACGTTGCAAAGTCGATGTTGCTGGTGATCTGTCGGAGATATAACTTCGGAAGTCAGCTGGAAGATGCTCTGGATTCAATGCAGCAGCCGAAGCCCCAGGATGATGGCAAAGCCGCTGATAGCCAAGCTAAGCTTCAGATTGTTCAGGCTCAGGCGCAAACAGCTCAGCAACAGGCACAGCTTGATCAGCAGAAAATGCAGCAAGAGATGCAGATTGCTCAAGCCGAGTTCCGGCAGAAAATGCAACTGATGCAGATGGAAATGCAAGTGGCTCAGCAAGAGCTTCAGATCAAGCAGCAAGAACTCCAAATGCAGGAACGAGCGGTGGGCATGAAACTCCAAGCTCAGACTGTGGCTCACCAGCAAAAGCTTGCCCAGTTGAGCGCCCAGCAAGAAGCTAAGGAAAAGGAACCCGCCAATGCTTCTGATTAAATACCTCACCATCCACTGTGCTGCCACTCCCGAAGGCCGTGATGTTTCTCCTGATACCGTCGCCCAGTGGGACATTGCTCGCTTCGGGCAAGAGAGTTATCACTGGATCGTGGATTTATCAGGGAATGCCCACCGAAGGTTGTCGGACAAGACTAAAGGCGCGCATGTTGCTGGGGCTAACACTGGCAACATCGGAGTCTGCTACATCGGAGGGGTTGATTCAAAGAACAAGCCAAAAGACACTCGGATGAAAGCTCAAGTCGAAACCCTTCGCAAGATCGTTGAGCAATACAAGCGAGACTACCCTGGCATCATCGTCCGTGGGCATCGTGACTGGCCGAAGGTGGCTAAGGCCTGCCCATCGTTTGACGTAGCTACTGAACTCTAACCCTAGGAACCCTGCCGATGCCTCTGTATGACTTCCTCTGCGCCGAAGGTCACCCCTTCGAACGTATGGTGCCTCTCGCCAATTTCTCAGACACCCAACATTGCGCTTGCTCGGCTCCGGCAACCCGTGTCATTTCTGCCCCTATGTTCACGGTGGATCAGACTGACTACACCTGCCCTATCACAGGGAATTGGATCGGGTCAAAGGCTGCCCATCGGGAAAATCTGGCCAAGCACAGTTGCAGGGTTTTGGAAGGCGGGGAGAAGGAAGCTGCGGCGGCTTTTCGCCAGAAGCAAGACGAAGCCCTGGACAAGGCTATTGAAACTACCGTGGAGAAGTCGATCGAGGCTATGCCAAGTGCTAAGAAAGAACAGCTTCATAATGAACTGATCAATGGCGGGCTGACCGCTGAAGTTACAAGGGGTTAAATCATGGCTGACCAACTTCCTCTGCTTGATCGTATTCAGCAAACACTGGAAAATGCTATGGCTGCTATGAGAGGGCCTACAGCGGAACAGCAAAAAGCCCATCAGCAGGGAATGGCTCATATGGGCGGAGATGCTGGCCGACTCCCTGAGGATAATAACGATGCTTGGAATTCTTATTTTCTCTTTAAGCAGCTTCCTGATGGTGATCCCCGCAAACTTTCAGCTGCGCAAGCTTACATCCAGCGGCAAAATGCCGCAACTGGTATGGGGGGCAGTAATGGGCAGCCTCGACTAGACCAGTTGCCGCAAGGAAGTGACGCAGCTAGAGCTAACGATGGGAGTAATCTTCGCCCAGACGACGCTCTGGCTTATATCCAAAAATATGGCCAATCTTACGGTCGCTAAGCTTTAACCCCTGCCAAGGAACCCCTCATGCCTAATCCTCTTGTCGAAGATCTCGAAATCGACACCACAGCGGCTTTAGCCGATATTTCCTCTGACCTCTTCGGGCAGGGGGAGAGCAGCGGTGATACTGTGGTGGCGAAGGGAGAGGGGATTGTTCCAGCTGAATCCTCGCCAGCTGTTGAGCAGTCCCCTCTCCCGAATGGGGCTGAGAAAACTGCTGAAGAAACCTCGACCGAGGTGCAGGCAATCGGCGCACCGAAGACTTGGACCAAAGGTGCCCTCGAAAAGTGGGCTACCCTTGATCCAGTCATCCAAGCTGAAGTTGCCAAGCGTGAAGAAGACTTCATGCGAGGAATTAGCCAATATAAGCAAGGGGCTGAACTCGGTCAGCGCTATAATGCTGTCGTCGAACCCTTTGCCCCGATGCTGCAGGCCGAGAACATCGACCCTGTTCAGCTCTTTCAATCTTTTGCCGCGAATCACTATCTCCTGAGCCGAGGCACCCCTCAGCAGAAGATCGAACTTGCTGCAAATCTTATCCAAGGCTATGGGGTCGATCTCAACTCCCTCATAACCCACATTGGCGAAGCATCTTTCGCCCCCACAGATCCTCGTGTGCAAGCCCTTGAACAAGAGCTTAACACGCTGAAACAGGGCTTCCAATCCCGCCAACAGCAGGAAGTTGAAGCTCAAAAGGCCGGTCTCAGTTCTGAGATTGATGCCTTTGTCCAAAACCCAGCCAACCCTTACGCGGCAGAACTGCTAGAAGACATGGCAGAACTGTTCGCTTCTGGGAAAGCCAACACCCTCCAGCAAGCTTATGACCAAGCCATTTGGATGAACCCAGCAACCCGAGGGAAGGAATTGGAACGGCAGAAAGCCGAAGCCCTTTCCTCCACAACCTCGGCTGGCCAAGTTCGTCAACAACAGATCGCTCGGGCAACAGCTGCTGATGTGAACCTCGATCCAAAGTCACGTAACGGAACGGTTCCGCTTGGCTCAATCGACGACACTCTCGCTGAAACTCTCGCGCGCATTTCTGCTCGCGGGTAACTTTTGAAAGGTTAGAACAATGGCTACTCCTAGTTCCACCTTCACCGAGCTGGTCGCTACTACCTGGCGGAACCACTCGAAAGATGTGAAGGACAACATCTCGCGTAATAACGCGCTTTACAATCGCATCACCTCGAAGGGCCAAGTCCGTCTCGAAGACGGCGGTTTGACGATTGCCCAGCCTCTGGACTACAACTCGAACGGGACATATCAGCGCTATTCGGGTTACGATGTGCTGAATATCCAGCAGTCGGACGTGATCACCGCGGCTGAGTATCAGTGGCGCCAGATTGCTCTGAACGTCGTGGCTTCGGGGCTTGAACTCCGCACGAACTCTGGCTCGAACGCGATTGTGAAGCTGGCCAAGGCCCGTATCAAGAACGCGATGCGGACTTTCAAGAATAACTTCAGCTACGATCTGTACGCTGATGGCACGCTTCCGAACCAGATCGGCGGGCTTCAAGCCCTCGTCTCCGACACCGGCACTGGCACCGTTGGGGGTATCGACTCCTCGGCTTGGTCGTTCTGGCAGTCGGTTGTGCAATCGGCAGCTGCTCCAATCCAAGGCGGGGGCGCCGTCACCCCCTCAGCCACCACGATGGAAACCAGCTTGATGCTGCCTCTGTGGTTGAACCAGGTTCGCGGCGATGACAAGCCTGACCTGATCGTGGCGTCGAATGACTACTTCAGCTTCTATGAAGCAAGCCAGGTCAGTCTGAAGCGCTATACTGGCTCTGATGACTCGGGTTCGATCAACGGCGGCTTCACTTCGCTGAAATACAAGACCGCTGATGTGATCTTCGACGGCGGTTCGGGTATCCCTTCGAGCCATATGTATTTCCTGAACACGGATTACATGGACCTCGTGGTTCACAAGGACGCCAACCTCTCGGTGCAGGAAGACCTCAAGCCCTATAACCAAGATGCCACGGTTATCCCCGTGCTCTGGATGGGTAACTTGGTTTGCACCAATCGCCGGCTTCAGGCTGTTTTGAAGGCCTAATTTAGTCTACGGAGTTTTGAACCCTCAACTCTCCGTAGATTTCACGAAAGGATAAACCAATGAGTGCGGCTTCTCTGAGCATCGTCGGTAATCAACAGGTTGCTTTCTACGGCCTTCCCGACACTACCCAGCGTCATGCACTGGGCACTACGATTACCCTGGGAGACCCCTACTGGGGGGGTTTTGAAGCCATCTATGTCTATTCAACTGGCACGATCCGGCAGGGTGGCATCATCACCATCACACCGACGTTTCAGACGAACAAGTGGCGCTGGGATGCGGCGGAAGTTCCGAACACTGCCAACCTTGGCAAGTCGGTCTATGTCGCGCCGGTTTCCTCGACGGCGGGCCAGTATTTCTGGGCCATCAACTATGGTATTGTGCCGGTAAACTGCACGGCTTCGGTTGCGGCAGACACCGCGTTTGGTATCGTGGCGGCCGGTCAGGGTGGTGCAATTGCGAATGGCAAGCAAGTCCTCAATGCTCGGGTTATTGCCCCTGCTACGACGACTGTTGCCAAGACCAACTGCACGGCAAACAGCGGTTCCACGCGGTTGTCTGTCCCCAGCGTCGATGGCTGGTTCGCTGGGGCGTATCTCAGCGGCACCGGCATCGCGGCTCTGACCACGGTTACGGATATCGACCCCAGCGGCAACATCGTCACCTTGTCGGTGGCTACGACCGCAGCGGTGACCGGCACTGTCACCGCAACCTACAATAATGCAACGGTTTACTACAACCTTGCATTCATCGACCGCCCGTTGGCTCAGGGTCAGGTGACCTAATCCAGCGAGATGGTGCTGCTCGGGGGTTGCCATCCACGGTTCCCCCGAGCAGCTTTTCTTTAACCCCTGCCAAGGATTTGAACTATGTCGGAAATTCCCAAGCCCCCGTTTGTTACCTTCGAAACCCGAGCGGTTGAAGATCGCAATGCTTCAATCGAAGCAGGGCACTTCGTTGCCAAGGATGTGCACTTCGCTCTGATCACTCCAGCAGGATCGAAGGATCGGATTGAGAAGGTCGCCACGGATTGGCTGAAGGATTTGGCTGAGGCAGTTCATCAAGAGCGGTTTCCAGCGGAGTGGCTCGATGCCTATACTCGGCGGTATAAGTCCTGGATGGAAGCTCGGGAACTGCCCGAGGATGGTTCGCCGATTGTGAACTGGCCAGCGCTTTCCCCGGCACAGGTGAAGATGCTCCTTGATCTGAATATCCGGACTGTGGAGCAGTTGGCTGAAGCCACGGAAGAAGCTCTTTCCCACATCGGCATGGGTTCGCGGGCACTGAAGTCGAAAGCCCAAGCATGGCTGGATAGTTCCAAGGGTGATGGTAAGGTCTCTGCCGAACTCGATCAACTGCGTCAGGCAAATGAGGAGCTGAAAACTCGGGATACCGAGCGGGAAGAGCAGTTTGCTGCCATGCAAAAACAGATCATCGCGTTGCAGCAGGCTCAGAAGAAGTAAGGAACTCTCATGTCGGCACTTTCAATCATTCAAGACCATTGTCGTATTCATGCTCTGAATATCCCTGCGTCAGTGGTTGGAAGCGCTGACGCAGGGGTGCAGCAACTATTCGGGATTTTGAATGAACTTCTTGACGAGGTGGTGACTGAATCGAAGTTTAATGTCACAACGCAAGAAGCGGTATTTACGGCTATTGCTGCCGAAGATCAAGGGGCTTTGACTACAATCGCTCCAAATGGGTATCAGGCAATTATCTTCGAGACCTTCTATGATCGGACTTTAAAGCGTCCGATGTATGGCCCGTTGGATGAAACTGCTTGGCAGCAGATCAAAGCCCTGCCAAATCCGGGCCCATTTTATAAATACCGAATTCGTGGAGATCATCTGCTTATCAACCCAGTTCCAGCAGCTCCTCTAAGCATCTTAGCTTTCGAGTATATGAGTAGCTGGGCAGTGGTTTCGGCAGCTGGAGCGGCGAAACAAGCCATTACGGTCGATACGGATACTTTCGTCTTTCCTGATCGGATTTTGCGCCGAGGGCTGTCTGCCCGCTGGAAGCAGATTAAAGGCCTGCCTTACCAGTTCGACGAGGCTCAGTATTATAATCTGCTGAACAACTATATTGCTCGGGATAAGGTCAAGCGCCGGATTAATGTGGCCCATCCGGCGCCGACGGATATTCAACCTGGGATTTTTGTACCCTCTGGTAACTGGAACGTCTAATGAGAGGCCCACCCGCACCAAGCTTCCGAGCCGGAGCCAAGCTTCCCGCTTCTAACGAAGCCCATGGAGTGACTTACAGCTTGCCAGCTCCTTATGGAGGATGGAATGCCAATGGAAACTTGTCAAACATGCCACCACTCGATGCTGTGGTTATGGATAATGTGTATCCAGGTGTAGTCGATGTTTCAGTCCGAAAAGGTTCGACTGACCATGTGACAGGGTTTGCCACAACTCCAAAGACTTTTATGGTTTATGAAGGTCCTTCAGTTCGGAAGATGTTTGCCTCGACAGAAACTGGGGTTTATGATGTATCTACAGTAGGAGCACTGGGTTCAGCCGCTTTTAGCTGCACAAGTTCAGCTTGGACATCTTCGAACTTCTCCAATGCGGCAGGGAATTTTCTAGTAGCAGTTAATGGGATGGATAAGCTGCGGGTCTTTAATGGGACTACCTGGCAGGCCATTGATGGGTCTTCCACACCGGCTATTACTGGGATTGCTACAACGGCTTTGAGGCAAGTTACTCTGTTCAAACGTAGACTATGGTTTATTGAGCAGGGGACAATGAATCTTTGGTACCTGCCCACGGACTCGTTTGCGGGGGCAGCCACGATCTTCCCCGTGGGGGAACTCTTTACCAGAGGCGGCAAAGTCCTTGCGATGGGGGATTGGACAGTTGACTCTGGGCAAGGCTCTGATGATTACTTTACGATCTTGTCCAGTCGAGGGGAGTTGGCTGTTTATAAGGGCACCGATCCTTCAAGCTCAACCACTTGGTCCTTAGTGGGGGTTTACTACGTCGGCACTCCAGTGGGCACTCAGCCTCTGGTAAAGTTCGGAGGAGATTTGCTGGTATTGACCATCACTGGGGTTTTCCCACTTTCTTCTTTTGTTCAGTCAACTATCATCGACCGCTCGAAGTCAGTCAGTGATAAAGTCCGGGGGGCTTTCCTTGACTATATGACAGCTTTTGGAACTGTAGCAGGCTGGCAAGTTCTTGACTTTCCCGAAGGAAACAGCCTCTTTGTCAATGTCCCAATCAGCACGACACAGAGTGTCCAATTCGTGATGAATAAGACCACAAAAGCTTGGTGTCGGTTTTTGAATTGGAACGCAACCTCCTTCTGCGTGTTTGGGGGAAATCTCTACTTTGCCGGTGGGACGAAGATCACTCAAGCTTGGACTGGGGCATCCGATAGCGGAGTTGCCATTACCGGAACAGTGCAGCAAGCCTATACCCCACTTGGCCGCAATGGGCAGAAACAAGTTACCGGTGTTCGCCCCCATATCTCGGTGCAGGGCAGTGGCGCTGTCAACTACGGTATTGATGCTGATTTTGTAAGCAGCCCAACGGGTTCAACCCTCAGCTACCTTGCCGCCAACAACTCCGCGATTTGGGACTTAACTAACTGGGATCAGTGCATTTGGACTGAAGGCGTTCTCCCAATCCGCCCGAGTTGGCTGACTGTTCCCTGCGACCTCGGGTACCTTCACTCTTTTCGCTTGCAAATTACAAGCAGCACTTCCAGTGTTGTTTGGACGGCGACGAACTTTTTATATAATCCAGCTGGGGTTTTGTGAGAAGAATTTTAACAGGACAGGAAGACCTTTTTGGACCTTGGATGATGCTGAGGTTAGGAGGTCGTTGGACTCCTGGTAAGGGTTCTATCATTGGACTTTGGGATGATGTAACAGGTCCGATTGCAGGGTGTTTATATGAAGGAAGCAATGGGGCTTCTATCATGTTGCACTGCGTTGGGTTAGGGAAAAGTTGGCTAAATCGAGAATTTCTCTGGTTTAGTTTCTACTACCCTTTTGAGCAGTTGGGTTTGAAGAAGATTATCTGTCCGGTTGAGCCGGAGAATGAAGAGTCCAAGAAGTTCCTGCTTCACCTTGGATTCACCCTCGAGGCGACCCTTGAGAATGCCAGCCCGAAAGGGGATCTGCTGATTTTTACAATGGGTAGAGATCAGTGCAAATGGTTATCTTTGAAGGGATCTTATCATGGGAAAGCCAAGCGCCCCTGCCGCACCTGATTATGCAGCAGCAGCCAACCAGCAAGGTGTGGCGAATGTCAACTCGGCTGTTGCGACTAATAGGCTGAATCAAGCCAATCAAGTCGGCCCCAATGGGTCTTTGACTTATTCCTATTCTGCACCAGATTCTGGCCAAGGTTATACCGATCCCCAGACTGGGCAGTATATTCCACAGACTACTGCGACGACTACGCTATCTCCAGAGCAGCAAAAGCTCTATGACCAGAACTCAAACATTTCAACAAGCCTGAATGATCTGGCTCAACAGGGGATTGGCTATGTAGCTGATGCCTCGGCTACTCCAATTGACCAGAGCAAACTTCCGAGTTTGGCAACTGGGCTTGGGGTTACGAATGGTTCGGTGCTGGGGCAGGCAGGGGATTCGAGTCTTTCGAGCGGTGATGCTGGAGCAGTAGGTGTTCGGGATAAAATCACCGATGCCATGATGCAGCGGTTGCAGCCTTATATGGATCAGCAGAAGCAGCAATTGGCGACTCAGCAGGCTAATCAGGGGATTACCTTGGGAAGCCAAGCAAATAACTTCGACCAACTGAATTTGAATAAAAGCCAGAATGACCAGCGGATTGCTGCGCTGCTGGCCGGTGATACTGAGCAACAGAATTTGTTCAATCAAGGCCTGGCCGGGAGTCAGTTCCAGAACCAAGCCCGTGGGCAGGCTATTCAGGAAGCTGATTACTTCAAGAACCAGCCGCTTAATATGCTCAACGCACTGCGTAGTGGGAACCAGACCACGATGCCGCAGTTCG